CGTCAGACCAAATCGGGAAAGCTGGAAGGGCTCCATCGTTCTGTCGTTGTGCCAGAACTTGTGCTGAGTAGGCATCACGCTCAACGGCGCAGACGGTGCGCCAGCCGAGGAGGTGGCCTCCGAGTATTCCGCCACCAGAGCCTGCGAAAAGAGCCAGCTCATTCATTGATCCTCCGTGCAGCCACCGGCCTCGCCGGTTGGCGTGATTCGAGTTTGTGGGCTATTGGTTGATGGCCCGGCATGAGGCCGGATCAGGCTGCTGGCGCGGAATCGTGAAACACGTCCATCTGCGCCGCGCCGTCGAGCCAGGCTGCCGCGATACGGCGTTCAGCCATGGCGGCATACTCTGGGTTGAGCTCACAGAGGATCGACTTGCGACCCTCCTGCATGGCGACCACCGCTGTGGTACCGGCACCGCCGAACGGGTCAAGCACCACGCCGCCGCGCGGGGCCCCGGCCAGAATACAAGGCCGGATCAGATCCGGCGGGAAGGTGGCGAAGTGGGCGCCTTTGAAGCTGTGCGTCGGTACCGTCCACACGGTTCGCTTGTTTCGCTCGCTGGGCATCACGGCCAATGCCGAATCCATCGACTCGTTGTCTTTGATCCGCCCTCGGCATCGATCCTTTTTATCCGTGCCATGGCCCCAGCCAACTCCGTTCGGCTTCCTGGCGACAGCCTTCATGTTGCCGTTGGTCTTCGCCCCGCCATTGGCCCGGTCGCTGCCGATTTGCGTGAGTACGTCTTGCGAGAGTCTGTTGTGGGTGTTCGGCGAACATGGCTCAAGGATTGCCGACTGGTCGTAGAAGTACTTCGGCGACTTGCTCAGAAGGAAGATGTATTCGTGGGCCTTGGTGCATCGGTCGCGCACGCTCTCGGGCATCGGGTTCGGCTTATGCCAGATGATGTCCTGCCGCAGATACCATCCGTCATCCTGGAGGGCGAAGGCGAGCCGCCACGGCATACCCATCAAGTCTTTTTGCTTGAATCCTTCATGAGGCTGTCGTCGATGCCCGCGGCGTACGGCGCCTCTGGTGGATTTGGACACGATGTCGTGCTTGCCTGCCGACCCATCCGGCGCATACCCGCCAGCGATGGATGCGTAACTGTCACCCATGTTCACCCAGGCGGTACCGTCGTCACGGAGTACTCGGCGCACTTCCCGGAACACTTCGACCAGGCGGGCGATGAACTCGGCCGGCGTTTCTTCCAGGCCAATTTGGCCGTCGACCCCGTAGTCCCGCAGCCCATAGTAAGGCGGGCTGGTCACGCAGCACTGCACTGACTGGTCCGGCAAGGTCCGCATCATGTCGATGCAGTCGCCGACCAGTATCTGGTGGGAGGGAGTCATAGTTGATTTCCAGTCAGGCGCCAGGCTCCATATCTGGATGCGCAGCGTGGGATAGGGGTTATTCGTCGTGACAGATGCGGAGGGCTTCGCGCTGATACGCCAGGGTCAATTTTGCCGACACGTTTTCAGGGATCATGTATTCGTGTCGCGGCGCCGAAAGGAACTGCGCAGATCCAGCCGGGCCCAGGCCATGCAGATGGTGAATCATCAGCGTCATGGCCTCGCCCTGTTCCTCAATACCGTTCCAGGCCATCAGGTCGGCCAGGGCCTGGCGGGTGCCGGCCAGCGTGTGCAGCCGCAACTCCTCTTCGCCGCGGCTCTTTCGCTTCGCCGCGGTCTTTGCTGACCGGTCTTTCTGAGCTGCAGCCATGGCAGATCTCCGTTATTCCACTGGCCGGCAGTGCCAGCCATGTCTGTCGTTTGCGTTGTTGGGTGCGGAAACGTCTCACGCTGCTTCCTTGATTTGGCCCCAGGCGCCTACGGCATCCAGTAGCGCAGACAATCGCGCCTCGGGCACCGGCGTGTCACCGGGCACGGCCAGCCAGCCCATGCCAATCCGGTGGTTCGGGTTGCAGTCAGCCTTCACCTCTTCGTAGAAGTGCTCAAGGACATCCGAAAGCCGCTCCACCAGGTGGACGCCATCCGGTCTGATGTCGATTGACTTGATGTACTGGGCGCCGTCCTGGCGGACGCAGATGCCGGCGATGTAGATCGTCCAGCGGTGCGCGACATCGCAGAGGGCGTCGGAAACTGGCCTTGAAAGGATCTGCTTGCCGTTCTTCCAGTTGATCATCACCTGCAAGCCGCTTGGGTCGATATTGATCACGGCGGCGTGGTTGGTGTTGACCAGGGCCCGCATGCTGCGCTCGATTTGGACTCGCCGATTGCACGGCTTGCGCTTGCTCATAGCGAATCCGCCATCTTGCGTAGGGCGCGGCGCTCGGCCAGGGACAGAGGCCGGGGTTTGCGCTTGAGGACCGTTTCAGGGTCTATCCGGGTCGAGCGGGGCGGCGGGATAGGATTGCGTGGCGGGCTTGGCAGTTCGTTGACCTGGCCGCCGGCCGCCAGGAACTGGGCGATCCGCTCGGAAATGGAATCTGCCAGTGGCCGATGATGCTCGACCAGGCTTAGGTGGTTGCTGATCATGCTGCTTTGCTCCTCAGCTTCTGCTCGTAGTCGTCCACCAGCAGCTTGAACTGACCTTCTGAGGTAATTCCATACTTCGAAATTGCTTTCATGACGTCTCCCTTGAGGTTGCCGAGCTGCTTGCGCAATGCGTGGTACGAAATACCAGATATTTCTGATAACTCTAGAGATGTGTATGGTTTGCCCTGGAACATATAACGGCGGCTGTTGCGCCGATTGTTCTGCTGCTCTTGGACCGTTGACCACTTGCAGTTGTCAGGCTCATACCCAAGCGAATTATCCTTGCGATCTAGAGTCGAGCCCTCAGGTCTCGGACCCATGTCGGCGAAGAAGTTTTCGAAAGACAGCCAGCGCTGACAGACTGTTATTCCTCGTCCGCCGTAGTCCGGATAGCTTTTTGCTTTCGGATTGGTGCAGCGTTCAATCATTGTTGACCAGGACTTGTTTTCTCTGGTGCCGTACATGCCGTGGCGCTTACCTATTCCCTCGGCCATCCTTTCAGTCTTTAAGCACCCGCATGACTTCGTCTTGCCTGACCTCAAGTTAACGCCACGGATCTCAACGGTAGCCCCGCAGTCGCACAGACAAACCCATGCCTTGCGACTGTCACTGGCTTGGCTGTATGAAAGTATTCGGAGTCGACCTACGCGGGCCCCTGTTAAGTCTATCTTTGGCTTGCTGAGCGGATGCATAGGTACGACCTCCCATCACGCCGCCTTTTTCATCAAGCGGACAACCATGTCATCTACACCGCGAAGGAAGTCGACCAGCTCGGCCTCGTACTCGGCTATTACCTTTTCATCACGTTCAACACGATGGATGAATAGCTGCAAGTGCTCAGGCATGCGCGGGTCAAACGAAACAAAGTCAGCGAACTCGGCATCCGACGCCCACATGTTGTGAATTATCTGTGGGGCATGCTCGGGGGGTAGGCGATCAGCTTCAAGGTAACCAAGGTGCGTGGCGCTCTTCGGGCACTTGGCTTCCCATACGCCCTTTCGACCACCGTCCTGAATGAATCCGTCCACGCTGCAACCGGCCATGAAGTCGGTCAGGCAAATGAATCCGCATTCCTTAACGATGAGGCCGGTCCGTTCCTCGTATGCCATTCGAGCGAAAGGCTCTTGTTCGGTCCCCCACATCATTTCCTTGCTGACAAAAAAATCGTCAGCGGGCATGCCGGTCAAGCGCTCAAGGCCAAGCTGAATCCTGTAGTCGCGGCGCGCTGCGGCTTCGCCCGTTTTTATCGTCGCGACGATATCTTTCGCCCGCGACCCTGTAGCGCGACCCGCACGGTCCTGCTTCCACTCAAGAGTTCCTTGAGGGTGAATTGAGATAGTTGATTTCATTGGGATGTCTCCTCGAATTCGACTTCTTCTTCAATAGCAGGATCGGCCTGCTGATCTTCGGCAGCGGGATCTTCCGACTTAGCCTGCTCGGCACTTTTCAGCTTTTCGCCGCAAGCGACGACGCATTCCTTGAACAGGTCGTAGGACGTTTTGTCCTTGGTGTCGTTGATGGCGGCAATGCCAGCCTTCCAGACGCCGGTTAAAGCCTCCTGCGTAGACGCCGCTTCCGCCTGGGCTATCCAATGAGCCGACAGCGCCGGATCGTGCGGTACAGGGGCTGGCTTATGGCTCGTAGCCTGGGCCTGCTCCTGCGGTCGCAGCTCTTCGGGAAGGTCTTCAATGTCCTGCGTGAAGATGTCCGAGGCGGCGGTGACGTTTAGCGTCATGGCGATCATGGCGCGCTTGCAGGCCATCTTCAGGATGGTGTTTGCCAAGTCCGCCGGCTCGGTGCGGATCTGGTCGGCGGTGTTGCCGTTCTTGTAGTACTTCTTCCGGCGCAGGTTCTCCGGGGTGGCGTCCAGTTCAGCTTTGCAGATGACGCCGCGCCACTTGTATTTCTCTTCGCTCGACGAGCACTCGCCAACGCCTTCGCCAAGAGCCACACCGGTCATCTGGTGGCGACCAACACAAGTGACCCGGTAGCGAGCCACGCCAGGCGCGGAAAGGTCTTCGATTCGGTATTCCTGCGCGACTCGGAAGGTCACGCAGAGTACTTCGGCGCCTGGCTTGTACAGAGTCGGTTTCTGCGTGCCAGGAATGGTTCCGTAGTGCGTCTCGCGCTTCATGATGCCCTGCATCACTTCCTGCACCAGGTTCACTCGCTGGCGAATCTCGACAGCCGAGAAGCGGTGAACCTCGGCAGCGGTAAGGCCAGAGGCCTCGCGAGCCGGCATTTGGATAATCTCGTTCATGGCGACCTCAATAAGTGATGGAAACTGCTGGGATCTGACGCTTGGCGATCAGCGTTACTGCCTGCTTGGCGCATTCCTCAGGCATACCGCCGGCGATGAAGGCGTCCAGGGCCGCGCGATTGATCCTGGCCTTGTGCGCCTTGTCGGCCTCCCGAAGCTTCTCTTGGCGAATGATTTCGTCCGCCGCGGCTTTCTGGCGGGCGACTTCGGCTGCTCGGGCATCTTCTGCTGCCTTCGCCGCGCGCTGGTCGGCGGCGATGCGTTCCTGCTCGGCGCGTTGCTCTGCCGCAATACGGTTGGCTTCGGCCTGCTCAGCTGCTCGCTGGGCTTGCTCGGCCTGCAACTGGAGCTGGAGACGCTGGCGTTCGGATGCATCCTCGGCATCACGGGCGGCTTGCTCAGCGGCGAGTTGGACGGCTGCGGCTTGGTCACGCAGCTCCTGCTCGCGGCGTGCCGCTGCATCGCGCTCGGCCTGAGCCCGTTGCTCGGCTTGGAGCCTCGCCTGCTCAGCAGCTACCCGGGCAATCTCTGCATCCCGGTCGCGCTGGGCCTGGGCCTCTGCCTCGGCACGCAGGCGGACCAACTCGGCCTGCTCGGCTTCGTACTGCTCGCGCTTTTCCAGTGCCGCCCGAAGCGCGGCCAGCGTGCCCGCCTTCAATCGAAGCGCCTCGGCTTCGTACTCGCCCAACCACTCGCCATCGATCACGATACCCTCGAAGGCTCCGATGCTGATCTTCAAGTATTCGGAGTCAGCGGCGCTGATGATCTGCGGGTCCAGGCGCAATTCTGCAACCCAGGCTTCAATCTCCAGTTTCTTGGCGGCCTCTGCCTCTTCCCAATCAGTCAGCGGCTTGCGGATCTCATCACGCAGAGCATCCGCCTCACGCACGAACTCGCGCAGCTCCGCCTCGATGATTTTTGGTAGCTCCTTGATGCTGCGCAGGTACTCGCGGCCAGGCTTCTCGACAGCGACCTTCCGCTTGCTGACCGTGGCCGCCAAACTTGCGATGCGCTCACGACCCTTGCGGGTGGATAGATCCGGGACCTCTCCGCAAACCTCGTCCTTGATCATCTGAATGAATGGCTTGAGGCCGTTTTGAACGTAAATCGCTGGAGCGTTCTCGTCGCTGATGTGGTCAATGGTGATGACTTGCTGTTGTGCGGACACGGGGATTCCTTGCCGCGACGTGCGCAGCGCTTGAAGGTGTGAGTTAGGAGGTGATGCGATCGGCGAGGGCGCCAAGCAACATCAGGAAAGTGCAGAAGGTGATGGCCGAGAACGACCCGCGCCAGATAAGGAAGCGCCTGGCTCGCTGACGGGCAGTCACCGAAGCACCTGCGAAAGCTGAGGCGGCTGGCATACCCCGCGCCACTCTTGCTGGGTCATGTGGTCGAGCATCATCAGGAGAACGGCGGTGCCGAGGATCCAGTACATGGCTTTCATTGTCTGGCCCTCACCGCGATGCGTCCGCCCTTCATCGTCACCGACAGAGGCACGTTCAGATCCTTCACCAGATCCTCGCGCTTGCGGCCAATTACCTCATTGAACGGCAGGCCGAAGCCGAGGATGGCGATGCGGCGTTCCAGGTCGTCCATCTGTTCGTCGATCAGGGATTTCACGATTGGGGTGGACATGACGACTCCTTGCGCCGGTCAACGATCTTGTTGAGGCGCCCGCAGTAGTGGTTGAATTCTTCGATGGTGATGCGGTTGTCGAGCATCATTTCGTTGATTGTTTTCTGGATCATCACCGACCAACAGGCCGGCGTTTCTGGATCCTCAAGGGTTTCCAGTTCCTCGCCGATGAGGACGTGCGCGCTCATGGTCATAGCTCCGCATCCTCTGCTTGAGCGATCAGAGCGTCATCGGCCAAGGGCTCAAGTAGGGCCTGGGCGATTTCGCCGAGCTTGCCGAAGGGGTGGTCGCTGGGGCCGAGGAGTTCGGCTACTGCGTTCTTGTCGATGCGCCCGGTACTGGCCGAGATAATCAGCCATCCAAGTGCCGACGGATTGACCTCGCAGTCCGCAAGCCGGCCATTCAAATACTCATCAACCGCCAGCGCGAATTGCTGTTGCGTAACCCCTTGGGGCTTGCGCATCCGGCGCCGGAAGGAAACGATCGACCCGAACTGAACAAGCTGCTCAACCGCGTTGTACAGCCACTCTGCCCGAGCAACCTCCCGAGGGCTCTCGCTCACCATCGGAGGCAACTGGCCGTCGTGCATGGCCTGACAAATCTTCAAAGCTGCGTTCATGGTTGCCTCCAGGCTTGGTTATTTGGTTGGCGGGGCGGGGAGCGGTTGCCAGTGGGTTACTGGGTACTGGCCGCCGAAGCGCTCTTGGTGGTAGTCGTAATTTATTGTTGCGACTTCGTTACCCTTGGGCGCTGACGGCCTATAGGTCAGGACGTATCCACAAAGTGGCAGCCTGTCGCCGACCTTGATCCAATCGCTCATGGCGACCTCCAGTGTTTGGGGTTAGGCGTTACCGGAAATTCCACATGATCCGACCGGGCGAGAACTCGTAGAGCCGGAAGCGGCCATCGGGGTTGTTGCGGTGGTACTCGTTCTTGCTGATCCGCAATCTCAGGCGGTAGGTCACCTGTACATGCCACATCCCGAATCGGACGTTCAAAATCAAGTCGCTCATGACTCTCTCCATCTGGTTGATCCAACAAATCCCGGCTGCACACGATCCTTCCGCTGGTTGCCGTTGGGCGCGGTGTCATGTGCATGCGGGATTGGTCGGGGGAGGGTGGGTGCCGGTCTTTCCCGGCTGTCACGGCGCTTGTGCCAGATCAAGGTAGCTCGCCAATACCAGGTTGGCGCTGACCCTGCGCAATGCGGGTTGAGCTATTCGCCGAGTGATGCAGGTGGGCGGTTATAGGCCGCAGTTTCGTCCGCATTGGTAGAACACCTTGTCTTGCCCGCAGCCCCAGGTACTCGCCGGTTTCGCAGCCGAAGCTTGTGTATCCGCTTAGGTCAAGGTGTTCTCCGATGCGGCCTGGTGCTGGGGAGTACCAGGGCCTCGGGCAGTTAACGACAGGCTGTCGTGGCGCTGGTTGTTGGGTTATGCGGCAGATTCCAGCTCAGCAATCCTCGCTAGAAGCCTTGCAACTTCAGCTTCGAGCTTGGCAATGGTGGAATAAGCCATCTTTTCACGCTGGGTGAGCTTTTGCATTTAGGGTCTCCTGTTCAGCTGCGCGCATCCCAAAGCACGGCCATTTGCTCATGGGTCGCTGCTGTGGGTCCGGTCGCTCCGCATGTGTCGCAGAGCAGTGATATGGGTGTTTTCGTGCCGTCGTCAGCCACGTGCGTTATTTGGCTGAGATTTACGCCTCTACACCAGGGGCAAGGCAGCCTGCCGGTCACGCTGAACATCTGCATCTGCTGGTCGACTTCTAGGGGAATCAACTCGCTCATTTACCCAGTCCTCCCAGTCCTTCTTTTCGATCAGCAGGCCCTCGTATTCATGGCCGCCGCACCCGTGGCAATAGACGTGCGGCGTCTGACCGCCGAACGATGTGGTGTTTCCTGAGCTGCAGATTTTGCAGGCCATCGTCTTGCCCTCGGCTTGTTTGGCTTTCAAATACCTCCCGGGGTGTGAGAGGCATTTGTAAAGCCAGATGGCCGACCTGAAACAGCAGGGGACCATCTGCACATGCCGTGACCCGCTACTGGCGTCGGTCACCGGCTCAATCAAGTTGTCTCGTTTCACCGTTGGTGCCGGCTCCCCGGTCACCCCAGCTCAACTTTCCGTCTTGCTTAAAGAACTTGGTCCAGTCGGTCCCCTTATTGGGGGCTGGGAGATCATTTCGCTGATCCCGTGCTACCTGGCGGCTTCACCAGTCGTGTGGCGGGCTGTTGAGGCCCTGGCGCTGTGTTGCTTGGCGTTGAGGTGAATTTAGCGCGCTGCTAAACATCCGTCAACAGCTTTGAGCTAAATAGTTGCGAAAAATTTAGCAGGGGGATAAAAGATAGGCGTGACTGGTCTTAGCCAGTGAATGAAAAAAATCCGGCTAAACGGAAAAAGAGGGAGGTTTGCGATGGCTGGCGTGAAGGTTCGGGCGGCTATAGAAGCCAGGTGGGGAGACGATCAGTTAAAGGCGAGCGCTTCCAGCGCAAAAGAACTGGCGAATTTGGCTGTCAGGCTGCTGGTAGAGGATGTCGGAACGGAAGAGGCGAGGGAGCTGATACGTGACGAGCTGGGGATGTACAAAGCGGACTATGGCGGCGCCGTGGTTGACCAGCGGCCCGCCAAGAAGGAGGGATAATTAAAGCGTTCGGCCGCGCCCGCGAGTCGGGCGAATGGTTGACCACCAGAAAACAAAGCCGATGACCCGAATGGATTCTGCCACCTCGTCAGACGAATAGAACTCGTCGGGGTGCTCCTCTGAGTTTTCCGAGCGAAGCCGAAGGCCGCCGTTAGGCTGGCGATACAGGTACTTCACTCGCAGCATGCCGCCATGCTCAATGGCGTAGATCTCGCCATCGATGATGTTTGTCGTTCCCCTGTCGATGCCTACCGTGGAGCCGTCCAGGATCAGCCTGGACATGCTGTTCCCGGCAACTGTGGCGGCCATGGCGTTGGCCGGCTCCACCCCTGCGTCTCGAAGGGTTGACCTGGAAAGTCGAATGCAGCGCCCAGGGATGGGCTGAACGGATGTAGCCCCGTTTCCTGCTGATATTTCGACTTCCTTATAAAGCGGCACTTCCACTTCCTCGCTTTCCAGTGGCGTTTCGCTATCCCAAGGGGAGATATCCCCAATCAGGTGCAAATCGCTATCCCTAGGTATCGGCAGGCGCACGACGTTGTTTAGCGGCGCGTTATCTTCGGCGTCGTGAACCTGGTCCAGCCAGCCGTGCGGCAATAGCTCTGCGGCTTCGACTCGACGGGCCATGACATCACCGACGCTGCGCGTAGGTTTCTCCGACAGCATCTGGCTCAGATAAGACGGAGACGTCCCCCACAGCTCAGCGCACACGGCCTTAGATCGCCCCTTCAAGAGCTTGATCATGTTTGTTCGGCGAATCGATTTGATATCCATGCCAACAGGATTACAGCCCGGCGCTAACTTTGAAATATACAAGTGGCTAAACTCCTGCTTGCCATAACTTTAGCAGTGCGCTAAATTCTCCTCGTATTCAAAGGAGAATTCCCATGTCCACCCAAGTTCGAGACTGGCTAAACAGCCACACAGACGAGGAACGAACCGCCTTGGCGGAGTCCGCGCGCACGTCTGTTGGCTACCTCTGGCAGCTTGCCGGTGGCCATAGAAAGGCATCCGTAGAGCTTGCCGCGCGCCTCAACAAGAGCAGCAAAGGCGTATTGACCCTCGAGGGTATGCGCCCGGACCTACACGACCTTCTTTCCACGCCTAAGCGCCGGCGTACTGCCGCCTAACCAATTTCCAATCACGAAAGGAAAAAACCGATGTACGCAGATCAATCCCACAAACGCGACACCCCCCGGAAGGTTCGCTTCAACAAAACGCTCGACCGGATTCTTGTCCGGGCGGCCGAGCGAGCCGAGATGCAGCATGCCACCTACCTATACGAAATGATCGAGTGGGCCGTTGAGAACGGCGCAATCGAAGCTTTGAGTAAGGACGACCAGAAGTCTAGCGCGGCCTAGGGGCCCTATGGAGGTCTTGTGCCTGAAATCGATTACGAGAGCCTGGCCAGCAACACAAAGGTCAGGATCGCTGCTTTCGCCCTGAAGAAAGGGTTGAGCATTGAAGAAGCACTCGAGGCGATTGCCATCGAGTTTTTGGCAATGGGAGGTCCGGCAATGATCGGTAAGCCGAAAGGGCAAGTACACCAATTGTTCCCTAAAGAGGGCCTGAAGCTCGTCCCTAAAGAGGGGCTCAAAAGTGACAACTGAAAAACAGCAGACGAAAAAAAACCACCTGGCCGGGTGGTTTTCCGCTGCGTACATCAAAAGCATCTGTGAGGTCGATTATGCACAGTTCAACTGATACAGGCAATACCCCGACCAATGTCGCGACACGTTTTGCCGAATCGCAATTCGTGTCGCATCAAAAAAGCTTCCATCAGTCAGCGGCGATGAATGCCGCGCAGATGATCCGCTTTCAGTACACGCGCAATGCCAAGAACGAATTCCGTCGCGAATGCCTGGAACACCTCAGGGCCTCACTGTCTGGAGGTGCGGCATGAACTACGGATTCATTTATTGCCTCGCCAACGAGGCCATGCCGGGCATCTACAAGATCGGCATGACTGAACGTGCGCCCAGCCAGCGCTGCTTTGAGCTTTCCGGCTCCACCAGTGCGCCACTCGCGTTCAAGATCCTTTGCTATGGCGAGGTTGATAGCGCCCTTGCCGTCGAGCGTGAAATCCATGGGCATTTCTCGTCCCATCGTATCAATGCCTCACGCGAGTTCTTTCGGGTCGACTACCGCAACATCGTGGATCTGTTCGAGCAGTACGCAAACCCAGTTGCTCATACGTCTGACGGCGTTGAAGAGAGTGAGCGAGCGCGATTGATGAACGCCTTCTTCTGCGCGTCAGGCCCAGAACAAAAGGCCCAGGCGTTGATCGCTGCTATCAGGTTCTCTGGCGCCCGAATCTGGCGCGATGGCGATTCTATCAGGACATCCAAGAAGCTTGCCTTTGACTGCTGGATGACAGGGGCTGCTGCTGGGCTTAAAGAAACCATCCTTGAGCTGATTCCACGGCAGGAGCCTGTAACGAGGCTAATGACGTTGGTGAGCCCAGCCAAGGCGACAGAGGAGCTCGACTGGTGAGCACTATAATCATGAGCGCCTGCTGGCCTCTCCAGGGTATGAGCCCAACCCAAAAGGCCGTCCTGATATCTCTATCTGACAACGCAAACGATGAAGGCGTCTGCTGGCCTTCTGTCGCGCGGATTGCTATCCGTACCTGCCTTTCTGAGCGCGCCGTTCAGAACTCCATCAAGTGGCTAAGCCAGGCGAAAATCCTTACTGCGCGTGAGCGCATGGGGCGTTCGACAATTTACACCCTGACCCCCGAAGCATATTCACCCCCGCAGGAAATGCACCCCGCACCAGATGCACCACCACCCCCGCACGTCACGACAGATACCCCCGCACCACGTGCACCCAGAACCGTAATAGAACCGCAAAGTGAACCATCACCTCTTGTGGGCCAGCCAGAACGCCAGACCAATTCGAAGCCGAAGTGCTCAGCGAAAGCAATCGTCGATCTGTTCAACGAGATCCTCACGGAGCTGCCGCAAGTCGTGATGATCAACAAGGATCGAGAATCCAAGATCAAGGCCCGCTGGAACGAGAGCCCTGTTCACCAGGATTACGAATTCTGGAGGGACTACTTCGGTGCCGTGAAGGAGAGTCCATTCCTGACTGGCAAGACGCCTGGCTCCAACGGGAAGATTTTCCGGTGCAGTTTCGACTGGCTCATTTGCCCGTCCAACTTCGTGAAAGTGGTGGAGGGCAACTATCGTGCGTGATCCCTACAGCATCGAGGCCGAGCACGGCCTGCTGGGCGCCATGATGCAGCGCCCTGAACTGATCGACACGTTGAGCGATGACCTGTCCGCCGAGTCGTTCTACTTCCCTGAGAACGCAGAGGTGTACCGCGGGATCATGGCTGTTCGGTCCGCCGGCCAGGCTGTGGACTTCCTGACGGTCGCTGAGCACATCGGCACCATGCCGAACGGTGACCGCGCCCTGGGCTATTGCGGGGAGATCGTCGACAACACCCCAAGTGTTGCCAGTGCCGCGACCTACGCCTCGATCGTGCGTGAGCGAGCTATTGACCGGGCTTTGTATGACCTCGGCGGCCAGGCCATGGAGATCGCCCAAGGCGACCAGGATACCCAGGCCAAGATCGCAGCCATCCAATCGGCCGCCATGGCAATTGACAGCGGTTCCGGCGCCGACGAGGTGGTCAAGGCTTCGGATGTGCTGATCGACCAGCTTGAGGTGTGGCAGGAACGACATGATCGGTTCAGCAGCGGCCAAACCCTGATCGGGATGTCTACCGGCTTGACTGACCTGGACGAGAAGCTGGGTGGCCTCCAGCCGGAACAGTTGATCATCGTCGCCGGGCGCCCAGCTATGGGAAAAACCACCCTCGCCATGGGGTTCGTGATTGACGCCGCTGTTCGCCAGGGCAAGTCGGGTTTGGTCGTGAGCCTGGAAATGAGCAAGGGCCAGTTGATTGACCGGGCTGTTGCCTCAGAAGGAATGATTCCGCTCAACCTGATCAAGAACGGCACGGCCAGTCGGGATCACGGGCAAAGCCTTGGCGTTGCAGTGGGCAAGATCAAGAAGGCCAAGCTGTTCATCGCCGACCGTGCAGGCGCCACTGTGGGGCGCATCCGCTCCTTGGCCCGCCGCCACAAGATGCGCTACGGCCTCGACATCCTGATGATCGACTACCTGCAGCTCATGGAAGGCGAGGGCGGCAACCGTACCGAGGAAGTCAGCAGTATCAGCCGTGGGTGCAAGCTCCTGGCCCGGGAACTCGGTATCCCTGTCGTGCTGCTGAGCCAGCTGTCCCGCAAATGCGAAGAGCGCCCCAACAAGCGCCCGGTTCCTTCGGATCTGCGCGAATCGGGCGCCATCGAGCAAGACGCCGACGTGATCCTGTTCGTGTACCGCGATGAGGTCTACCACGAAAACAGCGAACACAAGGGCATCGCCGAAATCATCATCGGCAAAGGCCGCGATGTCGAGACAGGCACCGTCCGCGCCGCATTCCTTGGTCAATACAACCGATTCGAGAACCTGGCCGCTGGGTGGAAGCCTGAGCCCGTCGAGGCTGCGCCATCAAAAGTGACCCCACTGTCCAGCCGCTACGGCAACAAGGAGCGTTTCTGATGAAACGAGCATCCCCAGTACAGCTACGCCAATCCCTTGAGGTAGCGAACACCATGGTCAAGCACGGAATCCGTTTCGTGTGCATCCCAGTCATCGACGAGGCGGACGCCATGAACCTTGCTGGCCAGGCTGCTCAGCGGTTGGAGCGGTTGATGTACGTCGATAAAGCGAAGGGGGAACGGTTATGACCGACAAGATGCGTGAAGAGTTTGAGCGCACCAACGCGCGCGATCATCGCCGCCAGCCGCCAAAGGGCAACAACTACATCGACCCGATGGCGCAGGCCGATTGGGAGTCGTTCCAGAAGGGCTGGAAGGCATCCCGCGAGGCGCTGGTGATTGAGCTGCCAGAAGAACAGCCAATGTACATGTACTACGCGCCTGACGTTTTGGCCGCCATCGAAGCCGCAGGCCTGAAGGTGAAACCATGAGCCAGTACGACGAACTGAAGCGGCTGGCCGAGGCGGCTTTGAACGAGCTCACAGAGATAAACCAAGACTGGCCTACTGATGGCGATTATTTCGACTGTCAGTCTGGACCTGAGTTTGAATATCTGTGCGCGGCAAACCCCGTAGTGGTCATGACTTTGATCGCCGAGAACCAACAGTTGCGCACGGATCGTGACTATTGCAGGCGTGTCGCCGAGCACAACAAAGAGGTCGGTGAGCAGCTTCGCGCCGAAATCGCCGGCCTCAAAACCGGCTACCAAGCCTACGAGCAGGTGAATGCTGAGCTGAAGGCTGAGAACGAGGCGCTGCGCAAGGATGCAGAGCGGTATCAGTGGATGAGCATAGAGGGGAACTGGGTTGCCAGATTCCATGGCAAGTGGAGGGCGCACGTCGGCGAGTATGGAGACGCAAATCCGACAGATTGGTATCCATCGCGCGCTGAAGCCATCGACGCCGCCATGGGCAAGGGAGAGCAGTCATGAACCCGATCATCACTCACCAAATGCAACCATGCCCGTACAGCTGCGTGTCGACCTGCTTGGCAATGATCGTTGGGCGACCAGCACAGGAAATAATCGAAGAAATGCACCAGCCTTATCGCGATGGCGATCTCACCTTGCGGCAAATGCTGGAGCGCCTCGGCGTTGAATACACGGCTTTCTTCAGCCTGGACTGCCCACCGCTCGCCGATGAAGGCGTTTATCTGTGCACGTCACCGTCGCTCAACATCGAGGGTGGTAACCACCAGATCCTGATAGAGGTCACCGACGAGAACTACTTCGTCCTTGACCCGGTTCAGGGGCGCGAGGACCGCAAGTACTACGTGGCGCGAGGGAAGGGCGAGGGCATTCCGCTGGCGATTGATCTTGGAGGCTTCGTTGTCGACGCCTTCATCTCGCGAGACCATCTTTTGGAGCAGCGCACCAGCGACCCGCTTACGGAGGTTGCAGCATGACCGACAAAATCTCCGTCAATTGCCAGGCCAAGCTATCCGAGGCCATCACGCGGCTCAGCGCCATGTTCCGCGACAAGAAGTTCGTGGTGGTCTCCCTACGCCCTGGCAAGGACCGCACGCTCGACCAAAACGCCCTGTGGTTCGCGATGTACAAGCGGATATCCGAAATGACCTCAATCGGTGATCCCGCCGACGCCCGCCGGTACTGCAAGCTGCACTTCGGTGTGCAGATCCTGCTGAACGAGGATTCGGGATTCCAGGCTGCCTGGTACCGCGTCATGCGCCATCTGCCGTACGAGGAGAAGTTGGCCTTGATGGGTGAGCACAAGCTGTTCGGCCCGGATGGGTTCCCGGTGACCAGCCTGTTCAATCGGGCCCAGGGCATCCAATACACCGACCGCATGGCTGCGTACTTCACCGGCCAGGGCGTGGTGTTCTCCGATCTGCTGAGCGAGGTGGCGGCATGAAGGCCGGTCACGAAATTCCAGTAAACAGCACTGCTGGACGAGTCATGGCTCGCGGTACTCACTTCGAATACAAGGCGAACGAGAACTCCAGCGACTCCGACCTGCCACTCCCTACTCGCGAGATTGATGAGGCCGTTGCGTCCAATCCGTCGTTTGTGAACTTGTCCGGGATGGTTATCGGCCGCCTGAAGGTTGTCGGCCTGTCGACGAAGAAACGGAGATGGGTCTGCCGCTGCTCCTGTGGTCGCTACGTGCTGCGAAAGGCTTTGGCTTTGACGAGCGGGTCAGCCGCCAGCGCGCCATGCGACCAATGCTATCTGCTGGCTCTGGCGAAGAAGCACGACCTTCTTCGGCGAACCGGGAAAATTCGAAACACGGAGGAGTTCATCTTATGAGCCTCCCATCGAAACCGCCCCGCCCGAAAAAATGCCGAGTTGCAGAGTGCAGGGCCTCTTTTGTCCCACAGCGCCTGGGCCAGGCCGTATGCAGTCCAGCTTGCGCTGTTGCCGACGCTGCGACCAACCGGGTCAACCAGGAGAAGGCCCGCAAGTCCCTGGCCCAGGTCGAGCGCCGGGAGATCAAGGTCCGCAAGGAGGCCCTGAAAAGTCGCGCCGACCACCTCAAGGATACAGAGAAGGCCGTGCGCGATTACCGCCGCACGTACGAGCTGAGCATTGGCAGCGGGTGCATCAGTTGTGGCCTGAGCCAGGAAGAAATCCGCGCGGCCCAGGGCTGGAAGGTCGGCGGTGCATTCGATGCCGGCCACTTCATGGGCAAGGGCGCCCGGCCAGAGTTAAGGCTGACCCCATCCAATATCTGGTTGCAATGCAAGGCCTGTAACTCTGGCTCCTACATGCACGCCAGGAAGGGATACACCGTTTCCCAGGGATTCCGCGCCGGACTCATTGCCCGGATCGGCCTGGAAGCGGTGGAAGCGCTCGAAGCTGACCATGAGCCGCGCAAGTACACCGTCGAAGAACTCAAGGCAATAACCGCCGAATACCGGGCCAAGACCCGCGAACTGAAGAGGGGCCACGCAGCATGAAAATCAACTCAGCGCGCCAGGCTTGGCATGACTGCAATTACAACCCGGCCCCGGGCCAGACCTCCGACGTCGTCCAGCTTGGCGTGGTGGTGCAGAACACGGAGCGCGGGCCAACGGCCAACCATGCCGTCCACGGCGCCCTGGCCGGTCACATCCAGTCGGCAATTTCCCGGCTTCACCCGCAGATCCGCGTGTTCGGTGATTACATGTACGCCGCTGCCCAGTGCGACGACATCCGGGAGGCGGCGGAGGAGGTGGTGTTCCTGCTGGTTCAAAGCCGGTCACCACGAATGACCGCAGCCAAGCGCGAGAAGCTCGAGTTCGTGGTGAAGGGCGTGATGCGCCGGTACCGGTACATGCACCAGGGCGGTCAGTCGGCCAATGAGGACCCGCTGGCCAACGCCGAGAAGTTCCGGGCCTGGATGTGGCAGGTCTACGAGGTGCGCCTGGAGTCGTGCAACTGGGAGCGCGATTGGGGTGGTGTGCTGCAGTTGATCTTCGAGTGCTGCGAGGATCTGGACCGGCGAGCGCTGAGCCCGATAGCCGCGGTGATTTACGAAATGCGCGAGGCCGCTTGAGGGCCTATTGCGTTCCCGTGCGGCTGGTGATACCGTAACGCCACTGTTAGAGTTTTGCCTCCGGCAACTTACTCTCTAAACACCAAACCCGGCCACTGCGCCGGGTTTTTTATTACCCAAAGAAACCCACCAGAAGGAATGCCGAATGGTTAAGCGACTCTCTGCTTATCTGGGCCTGGCGCTTGCCGCCTGCCTGTCATTTTTCTCCATGTCGGCACTCGCCGAACCACTGACCAGCGCCTACCGCATCGCGTACGTGCTGGCCGAGCCCCAGGGTGTTGCCCTGCAGCGCATGGAGCTGACCCTGGCCATGTGGCGAGCGGGTAGTGACGCCACTGACGAATCCCTGGCATCCAATCTGCGCGCATCCAGCAATCACTTCGTGATGGCCTCGGCCAAGCCAGCGCCCGACGGCGTCGGCCTGACCCCTTGCTGAATACGCCTGGAAGAGACAAGAAAAAGCCCGGACATACGCGCCGGGCTTCTTGTACCTCCGAGGAAAGCCGCTCCCCAGTGGCAGCTTTCCCGGATGTATAGACCCTATTCAGGCCCTCGACATGATCGGGGCCTTTTCGTTTTCGGCTCCACCACGCCCATTGCCCCGAGCTGGGAGTGCTGCTGGAGCTGACCTATTACCGCTGATCCTCACCTTGGCCGCCCACACCGGCCTTTCTTATCCCACGGAGAAACCAATGGCAGAACCAACGAGCACTGCCGCCAGCGTGTTGCTGGTGAAGTACGGCGTGGTCATGGCTGCTTTCATCGGTTCTATCCTGTCCCTTGGTTTTCTGAAAGACCTTACCCGGGGCCAGGCGGCAACCGCTGTAGCCACCGGCTTCGGATTTTCGGTCTACCTGACGCAACCAGTGACGTTATGGCTTGCCCCAAAGCTCGACCTTGCTGTGAATGATGACCTGCTGTGTGGCGTGGCATTCGTGCTCGGCCTGACAGCGATGAACATCATTCCAGCCATGAAGGCAGCAATGGGCGCATTCGTAACGGCGCGAGGTGCATAACATGAACAGTATTCTTGTTTCTGCACTGGGGGTGATTGACGCCGCCCTGTGCATCGTCGTTGCCCTGGCCGCCTGCGATTATCTGCGCCGGGTTCGCCCGATAGACCAGCCTCTACTGAGTGTTGCGTTCTACCTGGTCGCCATTGGCGCGTTCGGTTCGTTCGTCACTTCAATGCAAGGCCACTGGGTCAACCCCATGGGCGCGATGCTCCATGCCGGGATGGTTGCTTATGCCTGGGCTCGTCGTGGGCATGTGTGCGAGATCAAGCAATAACGCGCGACACGTTTCGCGCATCAGCAACTTGTGTCGCGACACTGGAGGGTTGAATGAATAGACCAATGCCTCCCGAGTCGCTGCTCGAACTGTCGGAGCTGTCCGACTTCGGCATCCGCCTGACTCCAGCCCCTGAAGTGTGGGACTGGCTCCAAGCCGAGATCCTTGCCGATACCGGCAGCATTCACAACGAAGACCATGCCCACCTACTGGATGCAGACATCCGGGTCATGTGGGCCTCGTCAAGCTTCAGCAAGCAGGGCCGCACAGTCCTGGGCCAGGCCGAGCAAGTGGCGTTCCGCGCTGGTGGCTGGCAGAAGGCTCGGATGGAGCAACAGATGCGTGATTGGTTCGGCGACGTGCCGGCCTTCATCATCACCCTGGCTGCTGACTACTGCGCCAACTGCAGCGACCTCGACTTCTGCTCGCTCATCGAGCACGAGTGCTATCACATCGCTCACGCCGTGGATAAGTACGGCCAGCCGGCCTTCACCAAGGACGGCGCACCCAAGCTTGAGATGCGCTCACACGATGTCGAGGAGTTCGTCGGCGTGGTCCGCCGCTACGGTGCGAGCCCGGATGTCCAGGTGCTGGTCGACGCTGCAAACAAGCCCGCCGAGGTGGGGAAACTGAATATATCGAGGGCCTGCGGAACCTGCCTGCTGAAGCTGGCCTGATTTTGGACAGGCATCAGACAGGTGAAATTCTATGGCAGTCCTTCAAAACGAAGTGAAGGCCTTTATCGTGCAGGCGCTGGCTTGCTTCGATACGCCGTCACAAGTAGCTGAGTTGGTCCAAAAGGAATTCGGGCTGACCATCACGCGGCAGAAGGTTGAATCGCACGACCCCACAAAGATTTCCGGCAAGTTTCTGGCAAAGCGGTGGGTGACTCTGTTCGAGGACACCCGAAAGCGCTTCCGTGAAGACACCGCCGACATCCCGATCGCTAACCGGGCTTTCCGATTGCGCGCCCTTGGTCGAATGGCTGAGCGCGCCGAGAACATGAAGAACATGGCGCTGGCCGCCCAGCTCATGGAGCAGGCAGCAAAAGAAACCGGTGGGGCATATACGAACAAGCAACAGGTGGATCTGAGTTCCGCTGATGGGTCAATGACCCCGAAGACGGCGCCAGTCGGAGTGGATGCGGCCCTCGTCAAGGCCCTGGTAGACAAACTGGTTGACTGATGGCTATCAAACCGATCGAGTGGGACGCGCTGAGCCACGCTGAGCGCTCCGCTTTGGTCGCGGCTGGTGAGCACAGCCCCTTGGCCTTCACCAGTCTGTGGTTCAACATCAGCCAGGGCGACAGCTTCAGGACGAACTGGCACCACCATTACTTCGACTATGCCGCCCGCCAGATGCTTGCCGGTGAGGCGCAGAACATCGTCGTCAACATCCCGCCAGGTGGCACCAAGACCGAGTTCTGGTCTGTCCATCTGCCGGTGTACACGATGGTCAAGCACCGCCGGGTGCGCATCCTCAACACCAGCTATTCCAAGAGCCTGGCCGACGAGAACAGCGAGCGCAGTCGCTCTCTGGTCAAATCGACCGAGTTCCGCGAGTTCTACCCGTTCGACATCGAGAAGGACAAGGTTGATGACTGGACGCTGGCAAAGGATGGGAAGCGCATCCACCAGCTGTTCAGCCGCTCCAGTGGAGGCCAGATTACCGGCGTCCGTGGCGGCTACATGGGGGACGGCTACACCGGGCACATCCAGGCGGATGACTGGGACAAGATCGACGACCTGTTCAGTGAGGCGAAGCGCCGCAAGTCGCACACTCGGTTGGTGAACACCCTACGCAGCCGGAAGGCGCACAGCGGCACACCATTCGTTGCGATCCAGCAGCGCGGCCATGTCGATGACTCGACCGCGTTCCTGCTGTCCGGCGGCATGGGTTTGAAGATTGACCTGCACATCAAGATTCCGGCTCTGGTCAATCAGGACTACATAGACAGCTTGCCCGACGGCATCCGTGAACGTTGCATCAAGAGTGTGTGCGGGTCAGAGCAGGTAGACGGCTACTGGTCGTACTGGCCGGCCAAGGAAAGCGTTCACGACCTGATCGCTCTCCGCACGGCACACCCGTACACGTTCAGCAGCCAGTACATGCAGGACCCCGACACGCTCGACGGCGGGATCTTCTCGGCTGATGACTTCCAGTACTACGGCGACGTGGATGCCGGGGCCGATCTGCCGCTGCCGGAGAAATTCGACTATCGCTTCATCACTGCCGACACCGCCCAGAAGACCAACACATGGAACGACTGGACGGTCTTCGCGGAGTGGGGCGTGACCGAGGGCCGCATTTACCGAACCGGCATGAAGCGCGGGCGGATGGACGCCAAGACGCTGCGCCGTGAGTTCGAGGCGTTCGTGAAGGGCTCATGGGCGAAGAACGGGAAAGCCAACGGCATCCTTCGCCGGGTCTACGTCGAGGACAAATCAAGCGGGACCGGCCTTATCCAGGAGATGGAAAAGCGCCTGCCGCTCAAGGTGACGCCGGTTCCTCGGGACCGCGACAAGCTGACCCGCGCCCTGGACGTTCAAGGCTTCCACGCTGCGAAGCTGGTCTGCCTGCCATACGACGACAGCCAAAACTACGAGTTTGTGTGTGAGGTCGCATCCTTCACCGCCGACGACAGCCACAAGTACGACGACCAGACAGACGTGATGATCGACGCCTTGTCCGAGGTTTACATCAAGGGCAAGCGCTCGATTCGCGACCTCCTATAACCAAATCGGTGACTCCATGAGCAAGAAGGGCTTAGTGCCAGCCAACAAAAAGCTGGGCAAGGCCCTCACTCGGGCCCTGGTTGAGTACAACGCCGGCACGAAGAACACCGCCGACGGCTTGGTGAACGTCGTGTCGGGGCTGGGTACCGAAAAGGCCAAGCGCTCACATAACCAGTTCCAATACGGGTTCCTCAACGACTTCCAGCAGCTCGACGCGGCGTATCAAACCAGTTGGCTTGCCCGGGCGATCGTGGACTACCCGGCCGAGGACATGACCCGCGAGTGGCGCACCCTGAAGTGCGATGATGCGGACGTGATCCGGGCCGAGGAAGATCGATTGAACCTGCCGGCCATGGTCAGCGAGGCTACAAGCTGGGCGCGCCTGTACGGTGGCGCTGGCATCCTCATGCTGACCAATCAGGACCTGACGAAGCCGCTCAAGCCGGAGAAGATCAAGAAGGGCGACCTCTACCGCCTCCTGGTGATCGACCGCTTCGACATGACGGCGATGGACCTGAACCAGACCAACATCCTGGCCGCGAACTACTTGCAGCCGGAGTTCTACACCATCGCCGCCGGCGCGCAACAGATTCACTGGACACACTTTGCCCGGTTCGCTGGTGCCAAGTTGCCACGCCGTCAACGTGCACAGACACAGGGCTGGGGCGACTCAGAGCTGCGCAAGTGCATGGACGACGTGATGGACATCGTCGCCAGCAAGGACGGCATCGCCGAGCTGATGCAGGAAGCGAACGTCGACATCATCAAGCGCGAAGGCCTCTCGGATGAGCTGGCAAGCGATCAGGACGACGCCATCACGGCGCGCTACGCCCTGTTCAGCATGATGAAGTCATCGATCAACCTGGCGCTGCTGGACGGTGAAGAGACCTACGACCGCAAAACGCTGGACCTGTCCGGGGTTGCTCCGGTGCTCGACCTGCTCATGACCTGGATCAGCGGTGCAGCGGATATCCCGTTGACGCGCCTGTTCGGCACCTCCGCCAAAGGCCTCAACGCCACCGGTGAGGGGGACATGGACAACTACTTCAACTCGCTGTCCTCGAAGCGGTTGACGCAGATTGACCCAGGCCTGCGCCAGCTCGACGAAGTTCTGGTGCGCTCTGCAACCGGTAGGTGGCTGGAAGACTTCAACTACGTCTGGAACCCGTTCCAACAGCCTGACCTGGTCGAGATCGCCCAGGCCAATAAGGCCAAGGCCGAGACCGACATCCTGTACAAGGACGCCGGCATCGTGCTGCCAAGCCAGATCATGCGCCGGTTGCAGGCCGAAGAGCTCTACCAGTTCGACGACGAGAAGATCGAGGCGCTGGAGGCTGACGAGGACCTGACCATGTTCAACGACCCGGTGGACGAGAACGATGACGATCAGCGAACTGAAACGTAAGTTGGGGCTGCCGTTCAACCAGAATCCGTCGCTCGAAGAGATGCGCGCCCACGGCGTCGAGCCCACAAGGCGCCCACTGATCGCACCAAAGGCGCCGCCGCCGGTGCCGCGAGGCTGATCCATGAACATGATCGGCATCCAGTACAACGCCAAGCTCCAGCGGCTGGTGAAGCAGGTCAAGGAGTCGATCAGCAAGGAAATCATGCCGTTGGTTCGTCAACTGGCGCCGGAGTACACCCAGGACGCGGTGGTCACAACTGATGCCTGGTCTGACCTGATCCTCAACTCCATCGCTAACCTGGTGAGCCGCTGGTCATCGCCGACGGTGCAGGCCGCCGGTGCGCGCATCGCGGGTGAGTTCGTTCAGTCGTCGCTCAAGAAGTCCGAGCGGGACCTGAAGAAGTCGACCGGCATCGACGCGTACAGCGGCAACACCTCGCTGCAGGACTACCTGAAGGCCTCGGCCCAGCAGAACGCCCAGCTCATCAAGTCCATCCCCGCCAAGTACCTGGAAGAGGTACAGACGCTGGTGATGGCGAACATGCGTTCCGGCATGCGGCCTGGCTTCATTGAGAAGGCACTGCAAGAACAGTTCGGCGTCACCCAGCGCCGAGCCAAGATGATCGCCCGCGACCAGACATCGAAGATCAGCGGGGAACTGGCCGAGAAGCAACAGACGGGCGCCGGCTTCGAGTACTTCCAGTGGATCGACTCGGACGACAGTCGCGTCCGGCACCGCCATTCGGAGATCGCCAACAAGGTCACCGCCTACGGCAAAGGGATCTACCGCTGGGACAACCTGCCGCTGAGCGCTGACGGCAAGCCGATCAAGCCCGGCTCGGACTACCAGTGCCGATGCATCGCGCGCCCAGTGAGCGCACGTGAGGTCAAGGCCAACCAAGACGCAGGCAAGACAGCGCCGGGCGTCCTCAACTGATTCATCCACTCCGCGAGGCCGCAACATGAAGTGCACGGTTTTCGACCGGGCTGGGTATCGCATCACCCAGCGAGAGTACACCGACGAGGGCTTCCTGAAGGTTCCGGGCCGGGTTGCCCGTACCGGGATTCAGGAATACCTGGCGCGCGAGCTTGGCCTCGATGGCGACCCCAATCGAATCATCCGCGTGTACCGACCGCCTGAAGAGGTTTTCGCACCTGATTCGCTGAGCACCTACGACGGCGCAACGGTTACCAACGACCACCCCAAAGAACTGGTTACAGCGAAAAACTACAAGGCTGTCTCGGCTGGCGAGGTTCGCGGGCCTGGGCGGCGAGACGGCGATTTCGTTGTCTGCGATCTGATCATAAAGGATCAGAAGACCATCGACGACATCCTCCGCGGCAAGTGCGAACTGTCTGCCGGATATACCGCCGAGTACATCGAGGAGCCAGGCGCCACCCAGGATTTCACTGCTGACGACGGCTCCGTCATTGCTGGCGAGCCGTACGACTTCATCCAACGCAACATCATCATCAACCACCAAGCGGTGGTAACCAAAGCGAGGGCGGGCGGAAATGCTCGCGTCTTCGACCACAACCCAGGAGGCAACACAATGCCTGTACTTATCACCACCGATAGCGGGCGCAGCGTTGATGTTGCTGATCCTGCGAACGCCCAAGTGGTCGCCGACTCGTTCGACCGACTGTTGAAGCGTGCCACCGACGCGGAATCCAAGGCTGATAAGGCCCAGGCGACCGCTGACAAGGCTGCCGAGGATCTGGCCGAGGCCCGCAAGGCTTCGAGCGATGTTGCAATCGGCGAGCGCGTCAAAGCAATCAGCACCGCTCAGGTTCTGGCCCGCAAGGTTGCCGGCGACGGCTTCACCTGCGACAGCCTCGACGTGATCGAGATCAAGCGCGCCGCCCTGGCCGTGGCCCTGCCGAAGCGTGACTGGTCGGATAAGTCCGCCGGCTACGTGGAAGCCGCTTTCGACGCCGAGTCCGAGAAGGATGACGACGAAGACGACAAGGACGAAGAAGGCAAGCCGAAGATGAAGTCTTCCAGCGACGCCGCGACCCTCCTGGCCCAGCTGACCCAGTTGGCGAAGGACGGCGCGACCACCAAAACCACGGCCGACGCCGCACCGACCCCATACCAGGCACACAAGCAAAGCTTGTCGGGTGCCCACAAACAGAAAGGAGCCTAACCATGTCAGTTATCGGTGGTAACGCAATCAACCACGGCGTCGCGTACGCGGGCATGGTCGCTGACGGCGAAGTGTCCAACGGCGTCTCCAAAGTCAACAAGGGCACCGTGAACATCGCCTACGGCCTGGGTGTCGTGAGCGACGGTGATGACGGCGCCAAGCTGCCTGTTGCCGCCTCGACCGCGGCCAACTTCATCGGTGTCGTTAAGCGTGAGCTGAACCGCGCCTACACCGCTACCGACGTTTTCGGCGCTGTCGCCAAGCGCGACATGACCGTCGAGACCATGGCGCCAATCTGGGTGACCGCTCGGGTGGCAGTTACCAAGGATGACCCGGTTTATCTGGTCGTCGGCGACGGCACCGGCACCAACCAGGGGCAGTTCTCGAACGTGGTCGGCGCTGCTGCAACCCTGGCCGTCCTCATTCCGGACGCCAAATGGGTCAGCTCCGCCGGCGCCGGCGCTCTGGCAAAAATCTCTCTCAAGATCGGGGGCTAATCGACATGACTCAGCTTAAGAAAATCGTCGTAGCCATCGATGCCGCAATCGCGCATCAGATCGGTCGCGATGCGTACCAAGTGACCTTCAACGACGGTCTTCCGACCCTCGATGACGGCCTGGCGTTCTACATCAGCCAGCTGGCGAACCTGGAATCTCGTATCTACGAGGCCAAGTACGCCGCCATCAACTACATGGAGCTGATCCCGGTCGACACCTCTCTGCCCGAGTGGGTGGATAGCTGGGACTACATCAGCTACGACGGCGTGACCATCGGCAAATTCATCGGCGCCAGCGCTGACGACCTGCCTGATGTGACCATCAACGCAAACAAATCCAGCGTGCCGATTGGCTACGCCGGTAACAAGTACAGCTACAGCCTGGACGAGCTTCGCAAATCGCAACAGCTGCGCATCCCCCTGGATACCGCCAAGGCGCGACTGGCCTTCCGTGGTGCCCAGGAGCACACCCAGCGCGTGGCCTACTTCGGTGACGCTGATCGCGGCATGACCGGCCTGTTCAACAACCCGAACCTGGCGCTGTCGAACTCTACGCTGAACTGGTACGACGCGGCCACCACTGGTGACCAGATCGTCGCAGACCTGAACAAGATCCTGGTTGATGGTTATCTCAACTCGGCGACCGTCCACCTGTTCGACACGATCATCCTGGATGCCGCCCGGTTCGCGCACATTTCGAACAAGCGGATGGGCACGATCACCGACAAGACGATCCTGGAGTACTTCCGGACCAACAACCAGTTCACCGCGCTGACCGGTCGCCCGATCAACATCTTCAGCCGCCTGCAACTGTCCGCTGCTCAATTGGCCGCCGCTGGCGTGTCCAACGGCAACAAGGACCGCGTCGTCGCTTACGAGCTGAACGACGAAAACCTGGGCATGCAGGTGCCGATCCCATGGCGGTCCCTGGCTCCGCAGATGCACAACCTGAAGGTCAATGTGCCCTGCGAGTACAAGATCAGCGGTGTTGAATTCCGCTATCCGTTCTCCGGCGCGTACCGCGACCAGTTCTAACCACCTGATCCGTGGCCGCCTCCGCTATGCCCGGGGCGGCGGCCAATGATTCCGGGCGAGGATTCGACATGTTCCTGAAGAACGAAGCAGCACGACTGATCACCGTAAACCACCTGGTTGACGGCGTTGAAACCAGTTATCCCATCCTGCCGGGCGAAAACCCAGCAGTTGAAGTGCCTGATGCTGTGGCGAAGATCGATTTCGTCAAGGCCCTGCTGAAGAATGGCGACCTGCGCCGCGTTGGCGAGGATGAGCTGGAAGGCGAAGAGGATGATGGCGGCGACATCGAAGCCCTCCGCGAACAGGCTGGCCGCGCTGGCGTAAAGGTCAACAAGACCTGGGGCAAAGCGCGACTGCTCGAAGAGATCGCCAAAGCAGCCAAGTAACACCCGGGCGCCTGGCGCCCACCTATTCAAGGTGAACGCATGCAAATTACACCCGAAATTGTCGCCTCATTCCGGGCGGTTCAGCTCGCGTTCACGGACACAACAAAGTGGCCCGATGCCGTTGTTCAGGAATCCCTGTGCGAGGCTGACTGCGAAACCGGTAGCAGCCGCTGGGGCGCCTACGAGGATGACTGTCACAACCTCAAGCGCCGCGGTCTTTACTACTTCGCCGCTCACTGGCTGTCGGTCACGTACCCGACCGGGCTGGGAGCCACTGACCCGACGAACATCCCATCGACGGCCCGTCTCAACGTGGCCGCCAAGTCGATTGGCGATGAGTCGGTGACATACCGGGTCGGCGCCATTCAGGAAACTGAGAACGATTGGCTCTCGCTCACCAACTACGGCGTTCAGTTCCTGCGACTGCGCCGTCGCGTGGGCATGGGTGCCAAGGCGGTTTAAATGATCACCCTCGACATCCAGGGCTTCCAGGAGCTGCAAGACGAGCTGTCCAAGGAGCTGGCGGCACTGAGGTCGGACAAGGTGGTCACCGTCGGCATCCACGAAGAGGCCGGCAACGTCGAGTCAGGCGACATCACCATGGCCGGCTTGGGCGCTACCCATGAGTTCGGTGCCGAGGTAAAGCACCCAGGTGGAACGTCGTACGGATACGCCAGCAAGGCCGCAGCCGACCGCGATGAGGTCCGATTCCTGAAAACAGGCGCCGGATACATGCAGTTGGGAGTGACGCAGGCGCACACGATCAATATCCCGGCCCGTCCGTGGCTTGAGCCTGGAGTCGCCAGTGCAACGCCTGAGGTATTGCTGACCATTCAGGATGGCATGGAGGCCGGCCAATCGATGGATCAAATCCTTGAGGCCGTCGGGGTGGTGGCGGCGGCCGCGGTGAAGATCTACATGACCGAGCTGAAGACCCCGCCCAACGCCGCGTCGACCATCCGTAAGAAAGGCAGCTCGAACCCGCTGATTGATTCTGGCGCCATGCGCCAGTCAGTCACGCACAAAGTATCCATCGGACCCGTGACGGAGGGCTTGGAATGAGCGGCACGCTAAGCATGGCCGGTCACGTTGACGATACGTTCGTCAGTGTTCCGGCATCGCGCACTGTCGCCGTCGCTGGACAGTGGATAGAAGGAATCTGGGTCCCCGGCACGACAGATACGAAGCCCTACACCGTCAACATCCAGCAGGCCAGCGACAGGGAAGTGGATTTCATCCGACAGGGCGGCGAGCGGATCACCGACGTGCGCCGGATATACATCAACGACGGCGATATGCAGTTGATCGACCAGACAGGCACCTGGACGTTTCTGAGCCAGCAGTGGAAGGCCGTCAAGTGCGATAACCGCCACTGGCGCGACTACTGCAAGGTCATCGTCATGCGCATTGACGATCAGTCAGGCGGCCCAGCATGACCAACGAAGAACTATTCAAGAAGCTGCGTCCGATTGTGATGCTGGCAACCGGTGTTCCCGAGTGCATTCTGGCTGATCAGGCTGGGCCTGGCAGCATGCCAGCGCCAAATGGCGCGTACGCAACGATCACGCCTAGGCAGTACGTCGGCGAGCGCGGCCAGGCCAACGTCGCGTCCCGCGACATACCCGGCGACAAAGTGGAGTTCGAAGTGCGTGCGCAGATCATGTGCTCGGCCAGCGTGAACTTCTACCGCGGCGAAGCCCTGATGTACGCCGAGCGGCTGAAGCAGGCCAACAAGCGCCCCGACATCAGCATCATGCTCTTCAAGGCCAAGATCGGCTGGAACAGCGCCGACGGCGTGAACAACCTGACCAGCCTGCAGTCGGGCAACTTCGAACAGCGGTCACAGATCACCCTGCGCCTGATGTATGAGGCGATCAGCCTTTCCGAGATCAACAACATCCTGAGCGTCAGCGTGGCGCTCGAGAACGAAAAAGCTCAGGTCCTCCAGACCTTCACCGTCGAAGTCGACCCTACATAAACCCATTGGAGCTAGCACAGTGAGCTATCCAGCTACCAACATCATCCGGATTAATGCCCGGATCAGCCCGGCAGGCCTGGGCAATGCGAACTTTGCCAGCGCCATGCTGTTCGCCCCTCAAACTGAGCTTCCGGTCGGCTTCGCTGCCGATACGTACCGGACGTATTTCTCGCTGCCTGCGCTGGCGGAAGACTTCGACGACACCACTGAAACGTACAAGGCCGCTCAACGCTGGCTCGGCGGCACTCCCGCCACGCGCGAGCTGAAAGTATGGGGCGCCGCAACTGCCGACGGCACCCGCGTTGCCACGCTGAACAAGGCCCGGAACATGCTCTGGTGGTACTGGACCATGTGGACCGCGCCGATTCTCGCCGTCAAGGCGGATGTTCTGGCGATCGCCCAATGGTGCGAAGACAACACCAGCATGTTCATCGACAACCAGACCGGCGCGTCAGTCGTCGAGATCCGCGACCCTAGCGACGTTGATGACATTGCCACCCAGCTGACCACGGCAGGCTTCCGCCACGTCTACACCGCCGCGCATGCCACCGATGCGTACTCCGGCTCGGCCTTGGCGAAACACTTCGCCGCAGTGAACTACAGCGCTGACCGGTCGACCATTACCGGCGAGTTCAAGAAGTCGCCGGGCGTACCCGCTGAGTCCCTGGACGGAACGGCCTATACCGCGATGCAGAGCGCCGCGAAAAAGGCTGTGTTCTACACCGTCGTGGACAACCAGGGCTCGGTTGACTCTGGCCGCTGGTTGAACACCCTCACTCACAGCACTTACGGCGAGTTCATCGACGATGTTGTGAATCTCGATGCGTGCGTGAACTTCCTGACCACGGCGCTCTACAACGCAGTGGCCAACCAGACCACAAAGCTTGCCCAGACCCCGGTCGGCCAGGCTGTGTTGATCGGCGCTGCTCGGGCGACCATGCAGCAGTTCGTCAACAACGGCTACCTGGGCCCGCGCAACTACATCGACCCGGACGACGGTCTCGAGAAGTACACCGCTGGCTTCGAGATCCTGACCCAGCCGGAAGACATCCTTGACTTGTCGGAAGCTGATCGCAACGCCCGCAAGTCTGCCCCGCTGCGTATTCGCCTGTTCCGTGCCGGTGCAATCCATATCGTGGATGTGGACTTGGATGTGTACTGATGGATGGGCGCTACAGCGCGACCTTAATAGCCCGCCTCCATTGGCGGAAAACCCAATGAAAAGGGGCGTTAATTCATGAGCCTGAGTAATTTCTCGACAGACCTTTGTGTCGTCACCATCAACGGCCGGCAGATCCAGGACTGGGGCGATACGGCGACGCCGTATACCGACGCCCCAATCGATGCCAAGAGCCAGCTCCGTCGCGGCCAAGGCGGTAACGCAATCCGCCTCGACCGAATCAACCCGGGCCGGGAGGTGAATGTCTTCCTGAATCCTGGCTCGGCGGATGCGGCTTATGTCCAGGGGCTGTTCAATTCGAACGCCAACGTCACGCTGACCTACACCCAGATCGGCACACTGGAAACAGCCCTGGGCTCGGAAGGCGTAATCGTGAACGATGGCCAGCGCGGCAGGGCCGGTTCGACCATCACGGACGACCAGTTCACGATGCAATTCAACATCTGGGAAGCGACAAGGGGCTAATAGATGAGCGTGAAACCATTCACCATCGGCGGCGCGCAGTACAACGCCGCGATGGCAAGCGCTGTCGATCAGGATCGCTTGATGTCCCTGCTGTCCGCCGCCGTGCTGGAGCGATTCGTCACGGCGGCCCAGGCCAGTGTGGAAGTGGACAGCAACGTCCTCTCCATGATGTTCATGTCGATGCGTCAGGATGTGAAGGCCCAGGTCGCTCAGGTGCTCATGGGACGGGTGCTTGTCAACGGAACCGAGCGCCCGGTAACCGTCGCTGACTTCGGCGGACGGATGGTCCACTACAACCAGCTCCTGGCCGAGCTGCTGCACTGGAATCTCTCCGATTTTTTCGACTGGCTGCCAAGCGCCGCAAAAGACGCTCGGCAGGACGAGGCGGCAAGCGCAGCTCAGTAAATTGGTTCCTCATGCGGCCGTGTGTCGGGATCGTGGGCATTTGCCCGCCGCTCTGCACCTGGTCGCAACTCGCTGACGGAACACTCTCCATAGCGGACGTCGAGCGCTTCAACCAAGCCATGGATGAACTGTGGGATCAATACGAGGCTGTGAAGAATGGCTAGCAAAGTCCTGAAGTCGTTCCTGATCGGCATCGGCTATGACACCAAGGCCCTCGAGGCGGGCGACAAGAAGATCAACGCCAGCCTAAACGGCATCAAGTCCGGGGCGCTGAGTATTTCGGCGGCACTGGTTGGCGCCTTCGGTGCGGCCGCCGGCTCGATTGTCGGCGTGGCCGGGCGCGTGGATAAGCTGGCGATGTCTACGCAGAACCTGCGCACCTCCCAGGCCGCCGTGTACAACTACGGCAACGCCATCAAGCTGATGGGGGGTGATGCGGCTGACGCGCTGGACACCCTGCAGCGCTTCGAGGAGATCCAGAACAACTTGCGCCTGAAGGGCGACGCCGGGCCGATCAATGACCTGGCAATGGCTGGCCTGGATGTGAGCACGCTGTACGAGACGCAGACCGGCGAGGAGTTCATGCGCGCGCTGTCGGCCATGATCCCGAATCTGGATGAGGGCCAGCGCTCCGTCGTTCAGAACTCTCTGGGCCTGTCGGATGCAGCGTTTCGCTCGCTGGCCGGCGGCGTCGAGCAGCTTGACGCCACGATGAAGAAAGCCAGCGCACTCACCGGAAGCGTGGACCAGCTCACCGACGAGAGCCGCAAGCTGGCCGAGAACGCTTCAGAGTTCGGCCTGATCATCGAGGGCATCAAGAATGAGCTCGCTGAGAAGTTCCTGCCGAGCCTGATCGGTGCTGGAGACGCAGTTAATAACTTTCTCAAAGAGTACCGGCCAGAAATCAGCAAGGCTGTTGATTACGCTGCCGACAACGCAGGCGCCACCGCAGCGCTGGGCGGCTCGGCTACGGCAGCCCTGACGGGGGCGGCAGCCGCAAAGCTTGGGCTCAGCACGGTAGGTGGGGCGGTAAGCAAGGCAGGGACGGCGGGTGTCGCGATAACAGGCGGCGCGATCGGCGCGAACGTGCTCAATAGGACGCTCGACGAATATGTGCCCGGGTACGGCGATGCCTCGCGCGGCTTCGATGAGCTTCTGAAGAGCGCCACCGGGCTTGATCGAATCCAGGGACCGATGGAATTGCTGTTCGGTGGTGAAAGCCCGACATACAGCCCGCCGCCACCGGAGGAAGAGCCGCAAGCATACAGCGGACAGGTCATTCGCTCCCAGGAGGATATCGACTACCTCAACCATCGCGACAGGTCGGCCTCGGACAGCTTGCCGCCTGATGCCGCCTCGACGCCGGAAGAAGACCGACAGGCAACCGCTGAAGCGCTCGCCGGCGCCTTGAGTCGCGCACCCATCAAGATGGAGAACAAGCTTGACGTCACCTTACAGCTCGACGGCCAGGCGCTTGAGACGAAAATCGTTCAGGTCAACGAGCGGCAGAACTACGAAACCTTGAGCGACCTGAAGACCACCACGGAGCGATAGCCTTGAGCATCATCAATATCTTCACGCGCCAGGCGCCGACCATTGCCGGTTACTCGTTCGACGCGGTGCTGGAGGATACGTTTGAGGCCACCGTGACGATCACCTCTGTTCCGATTGAGTCGGGCGTGAGGATTTCGGACCACCGAATCCTGAACCCCTACAAATGGGTGATGACCGGAGCAATCAGCAACAACCCGGTCAAGGTCCAGTTGACGGACTTCCTCGGCGGTGCGCTCTCCAACCTGACGGACAACCCCATTGTGTCCACGGTGGCCGGCCTTTCGGCTGGCTTCCTGGCCGGAAGTGACGAGACCCGGGCCAGCACGACGCTCGACTTCCTCATCTGGCTCATGACGTCCTACGACCCGTTCGACATCGACGCCGGCGACATCCTGCTCAAGAACATGGCGATCACTCGCCTGTCCAGGACCAAGGAGCCGCGCAACGAGGGTGGCCTGGAGTTCATCGTCGAGCTTCAGGAGGTCATCAGCCTTGACCGGATTGTCCGTGATACCCAATGCTCGTTGCCTCAGCTGCGGGATGGAGATCCATCCAAAAGCGCACTGGCTCGGGCAATTGAAAAGGGCCAGGCGATCGCCAAGGAAGCCAACGAAGCCGTTTCGAACGCCGTGAACAACATAATCGACGGGGTGGCCTGATGCTTGTAATCCCGCTACTCCCTGGTGCAGCGAATTCCCATCAGCGCTTCTCTGTGCAGCTCGGCGAGAACCTGATCGCCTTCGAGGTCGACTATGTGTCGTACCTGGATGCACCGGCCTGGTCCATGAACCTCCTGCGCGATGGCAGCCGGATCGTTGCCGGGGCAATGCTTGAGCCTGGTAGCGACATCATCCAGAGCTACCGGACCGGAATCGGTCAAATGGTATTCACCGGTAACGACGTGACGCTGGACAACCTCGGCGTCGAGAACTTCCTTGTCTGGGTTCCCCCGCTGGTGGATATATGAGAGAGCGCGTTTGGTCGATTGACATCAACGGCCAGCCCTACATCAGCCAGCAATCGGGGCGCCGCCAGTTCAGGGTCCAGTTCAATATTGATATCTCACCTGGTGATGCGATTTCGTTTGCGGACATCCGGCTTTACAACATGAACAAGGGATCACGAATCGCCCAGGGATCGAGCATTGTTTTTCGCGCCGGGTTCGATGACAACGTGGACGCGGTGTTCACTGGCTACGTGACGAATTCCCTGCGTGAGCGCGAACCGGGTCAACCGGAGATCATAAGTCGTCTGATCTGCCGCTCTGGACAGCCAGCGACTGACCGGGCATCTGCCCAGCTTTCATTTGGTGTAGGCACCAGGGTAGAGGAGGTGATCCGCGCCCTGGCTGCTGCGTGGCCGCTGCCGATCGATATCGACAATGCCCAGTTCGTGGATGCAAAGCCGCTGTCGTCCGGCCTAGTGGTGGATGGCGACATCCCTGCGGCCCTGACGGATCTGGCCTACGCCTACAAATTCGACTGGATGCAGGACCGCGGGCGGATCGTCATCACCAAGCCCAATCAGCCCCGCGCAACCATTCCGGTTCAGGTCGACCAGTTCAGCGGCATGATCGGCATTCCCGAAGTGTCCCGCGGGCCTGACGGTCTCGGCGTGTTCGTTGCCGTCCAACTGAACCCAGCACTGCGCATCAACGGAAAAATCAACGTCGAAAGCGAATTCGCCACCTTCAATACCGGCAACCTGTTCGTTTCCGAGCTGAGCGGCGACGCCACGGCTAATGGCGAATACAACATCTTTGCCATGAAGCACGCAGGCGATTCGCATAGCGACCTGTGGCGGACCGAGATTGACGGGCTCCGCGCGGGCACCACGCCAACGGCCACGGAGACGGCCACCAAGGAAAACGGGAAGCTCATCTGGGGCGCCAGGGTTGACCAGGCGTTCCGCGTCAAGGTGCGGGAGATTGCCGACCGACTATCCATGGACCCAAATTGGATCATGGCCGTTATGGGGTTCGAGACTGGCTACACGTTCAGCCCTGCCGCCCGCAATCCGGGCAGCACAGCGACAGGCCTGATCCAGTTCATCGAATCCACGGCGCGCAGCCTTGGCACTTCTACAGCGCAGCTCGCGCGGATGACAGCGGTTCGTCAGCTCGACTTCGTGGAGTCCTACTATCAGCCGTACTCAGGGCGCATCCGCAACCTTGGCGACGCCTATCTGGCCGTTCTGTGGCCTGTGGCCGTAGGGCGTCCCGATTCGTATGTGATGTGGGAGAGAGATTCAGGCCAGTACCAGCGCGAATACGCCGCGAATTCTGGCTTGGACGTGAACCACAACGGATTCATTACCCGGGGCGAGGCCGTAGCATCCGTGAACACCTCCTACATGCGCGGACAGCAGTTCGTCCGATGAGCAACACCGGATGGAAACCCGTGATGCCAAGCTGATAAAGTGCCAGTACTCGGGTTCAGACCGGGATAGATGATGCCCAAACAACATATCAAACGCCTTTTGTTGCTGCCCCTCTTGCTGGGATTTCAGGTCCAAGCAGCAGAGGTCCCCGGGCTTTGCGACGGCCGACAGATGTACAACTACGTGGACCTGGCACTGAAGGCCGGCGGCGGAGTTGTGAACGTTGCCAATGATCCAGCCTACGGCGGCGGAGCGGTATCAATCGCCCTGAAGTCAAGCAACATGCGGACGTACAACGCCATGATTTCTGATATCAGGGAGCACGACCTCTCGCTCGCAAGAAGCGGCTGCACATCGCTGAGCGGCGGCCCTACAAAGGGAATGATGTCCACCCTGAGACAGGTTGATTCAAAAATCCGCAAACTGGTGAGCAGTCAGTACAGCGAGAAGGGCCTCATCACCAGAGGCTTCGGCGAGAACAGATAGGCCAGGCAGTTATTCCAAGAATCGAACCCGCCCCGGCGGGTTTTTTTTATACCTACGAAAAAGTCAGGGGTGGCTGAATGATGGAGCCAGAAGGCCGCGCGAAGCAGGCGAGGATGATCCGCGACGCTTTCCGCGAGCTTATGAAAGGGGTGCACACCTCAATTCCTGGGCACATCCTGACCTTCGACCCGGTTACCCAGCTTGCCCAGGTTCAGGTCGGTATCGTCAGGGTAGACATCAATGATGCCGAGTTCACGCGCAAGCCAATAATCGAGACGCCGGTATATTTCCCTGGTGGGGATTATTGCGTTGAGTACCAAATCGACCCTGGTTGCGAGGGCAACATCCTCCTATCAGAACGCTGCATTGATGGATGGGTCCAGAGCGGCGGGGTAGCTGCAAATCCAATAGGCCGCTTCCACAACCTGCAGGACGCCATGTTCCTGCCCGGGTTCAGGTCGCGCCCCAATGCGTTGCCCGACTTCCAAAACAACGGCGTGCGCATCCGTAATCGAGCCGGCACCCAATTCGTCTGGCTGAAGAACGACAACACAATCTCCATGGAGAACGGCGCCGGCGTGTTTCAGCTGCTGGCCGATGGGTCGTTCCTGATCAATGGCCTGACCATCACGCCCGATGGAAACATCATCACCGCCGCCGGCGTGAACCTGAACCTGCATATCCACAGCGGTGTAACGCCCGGATCGGGCAATAGCGGAGCGCCAGTGACATGACCGTTCGCAGACTGGACGAAAACGGCGACATCGTGACCCGGGGGCAGCAGTTCATCAGCGGCAAGGAAGAGATCGCGCAAACGGTCCTGACTCGGCTCCGCCTGTTCCTGGGCGAGTACTTCCGCGACATCACCGATGGCACGCCGTGGTACGAGCAAATCCTTGGCAAGTTCACCAGCTTGTCGGCGGCCGAGGCAGCTCTCAGGGCGCGCATTGCCAATACCCCCGGCGTGATCCGCCTCACCAGCTTCTCCGCTGACTTCGACATCACCACCCGCCGCTACAGCGTGACCGCTGGAATACTCACTGAGTTCGGCACGGACGAGGTAACACTGAATGGCTAGCCTGACCCCGACCGGCTATGTGCTACAGACGCAAAACGATTGGTTTGCCCAGGAGCGGCAGTTCTATGTGGATATCGATCCGCTCTGGAACCTCGACTCCTCAACGCCAGACGGATTGAAGATGGCGCATGACGCCGAGATCTTCTACGCCCTGGACGAGACGTTGCAGCAGGCATACAACTCGAAGGACCCGAACAAGGCGAAAGGGATTGATCTCGATATCGTTTGCTCACTAACAGGAACACTGCGGTCCAACGGATCGCCGTCGAGTGTCGAGCTGATCTTGACCGCAACGCCTGGCACCGTGATTTTTAAGGGCAACCGTTTCGAGTCCATCACCACTGGTAGTCGCTGGGCCACGGACCAGACCGTCACAGCTGACGGATCTGGGACTGTCACGGTCAATGCCACCTGCGCTGTCGTCGGCCCCACTCAGGCGGACGCAGGCACCATCACCCGCATCGTAGACGTAGTGGCCGGCCTGGCTTCGGTCAATAACCCCGCGCCAGCCACGCCAGGTACGGATCGGCAGCGCGACGAACCGCTGCGTGTGACCCGCGCCACGGCAGTGGGGCGCCCAGGGAACAACCAGCTCGATTCGATGATCGGTGAATTGTTCAGCGTTTCAGGGGTTCGCAGGGTCAAGGTTTACGAGAACGACACGGGTAGCGCCGCAGTATCGGCTGACAACCCGCACGGCCTTCCTGCGCACTCCATTGCGCCAATCATCGACGGCGGCACCGACGATGATATCGCCATGGCGATCTATCTGAAAAAAAACCCAGGGGCTCGCCTGTATCAGGCCGGGACGCCGTTCGAGGTCCTGGTGACTTCACCAAAATACCCGAACAACACAAAGCTGATCCGAGCCAGCCGGCCGATTTACGTCGACATGATCCCTGTTATCCACGTAGTGGACGACGGAACCTTGCCTCCGAACGCAGACCAGCTCATCAAAGAGGCGATGATGGAGTTCGCCGCCGGCGACCTGATTCCCGCCGATGTCGGCTTCAAGATTGACGGCTTCGATATTGGTGAGATCGTTCCGTTCAGCACGATCTTCACACCAGTCAATAAGGTGATTGGTTCGTACGGAGACAGCTACGTCGACATTCCTTCGTCCAGCCTAAACGGCGGACAGGCAAACGTAGCCATCGCCTACAACCAGATGTCCCGATGGACCGAGAGCAACATAACGGTGGTAATTGCATGAGCATCACTTATCGAGAAGGCCTTGGGCGCCCGCTGACATATTCCGAACTGGACGAGAACTTCAGAACGGTGGAGTCAATTACGAATTCCGCGTCCGCGTCGGCATCGACCGCTGAGGCTGCCAAAGCTGCTGCTGAAGCATCAGCAGCGGCCGCTGCCGCGAGTGCTGCCGCTGCCGGTGGAAAGGTCAGCCTGACAGGGAACGAAACGATAGCCGGCGTAAAAACGTTTTCGTCCAGCCCACTACTACCAACACCGATAGCCACCGATTCGACGACAAAAGCACAGACCACCGCGGGCTCGCTTTCACAGATCCGATCGTTTGGATTTGGTGCTCAGGCATCGCCACCGGCAGTTGACTTGAACGTGGTTGATGTTGGCGGAGTCAGCGGTGTTTCAAGCGGAACCGCCAACCAGCCTATAGGGTATGCCAGCGGCTCTCTGTTGTTCAGAATGGTTTACAGCGCCACTGAAGAGTTTCAGTTGCTGGCCTCTCGAAACGTTACAGGCCGTTTTGCTGTCCGCAGGACCGTATCAGGGGTCGCAGGGTCTTGGGTTGAGCCCGTCCTGCCGACCGATCTTGCCGCGCTCCCTCTAACAGCTTCGCTGTCACCTGGCACCGACAATAATCGAACGCTTGGCACCTCATCGCTGCGTTACTCCGTCGTCTATGCCGGTACTGGAACTATCAACACCTCGGATGCGCGGGAGAAAACTGAGGTTGTACCTCTCACCGATGCAGAGCTTCGCGCTGCGTGTGCTATGGCCAAAGAGATCGGAACCTACAAATGGCTCGAATCAGTTGCCGAAAAGGGCGAAGGATCTCGACTGCATATCGGCCTCACGGTTCAAAGGGCCGTCGAAATCATGGAGTCGGAGAGCCTAGATCCATTCGCCTACGGTTTCATATGCTACGACGCGTGGGATGAGACTTATGTCGATCATCCTGAAGAACGAGAGTTCATCGAAGTTCCAGCGGAATATGACGCGGACGGTAACGAGACCTCGGCGGCTCATATGAAAGAAGGGGACGTAATTAAGGAAGCGTGGCGGGAACTCAAAGCCCCTGCTGGCAACCGCTACGGGTTCAGGCACGACGAGCTGAGCCTATTTATCGCAGCCGGATTCAATGAGCGCTTAGCGATAATCGAGAGAACGATAGGCGGGGGTTAGCCATGTACTTCATCGCATATGCGGTAGAGCCTGGATATGTCGTTTCGCCAATCTGGAAAACCGATCGCATCTATGCGCAGTATCGCGACAAGCCTAACGCCGTTGCGTGGTACGAGATCGCCAGGAAACTTGGCGGAAGTCTTGAAAGTGCGGCGGAAGCAGTTCGAAGAAGCTATGACATCGATACCGCTGAAAATGAACAACTCAACGTGATAGGCAGGATCGTTGTAGCGCCTCGCAGTTTTGTGGGCTCGATGCCAATGAACCCTGGCATGTTTGATCTAACCGACGGGTCGGAGTTCGGTGACGACGAAGCGATGTTCAGTGCCTTGACGATCGACCAGGATGGGCAGCTTTCAGACGAGCTTTACCGCCTAGTCATCAAGGCCAAGATCATCAAAAACAACGGCGACGCAACCATAGAAAACATCCTCGACGGGATGAATTTCTTGCTCCCGCACGCAGAGGTTTTGCGTGTGACCGATGGCGAAGACATGTCGTTCAGCATCGAGTTCTATGGGCAGATTTCAAATCTTGAGCGGTTTGCACTACTCAATGCCGGCCTTGTTCCGAAGCCGCAGGCAGTTAGATTCAATGGATTCCTTGAGGGGTTCGAAATGTTCGAGTTCGGTGATTTGGATGCCGAGTTCGGTGACGAAATCGCAGAATTTGCAGGATATATAGGTGAATAACGATGGCACTGAAGCTTAACGAACGCTACCCGGGTCGGTTCAATAACCCATCCGCTGACTACCCTCAGGGCTCATTCAAGAACAGAACTAGCCCCACCGCCAAGGATGGCTCCTATCTTGAGCAGGATTGGGCAAACGATAAGGAAGGATTCTTTCAATCTCTCTTATCCTCCGCTGGTATTGTGTCAAATGGTACCGTAGACAAAGTCGGCGCCTCACAGTACATGGATGCTCTGGCATTGGTAACACGGAAGACGAGCGCCGGTGTCGTTGGCCAGGCTCGCAACGCTAGAATGTCGGTTGCTGCCGCCTCTGCGACAGCATCCTTTACCGCTGATGAAGTAATCGTTGAAACCGCGCTCGGCGGGATTCGTTACTGCCTGACTAGCTTCAACAAGACGATCAACTTAGCCACTGTTGGCGCTGGCGGCATGGATACCGGGGCAGCGCCAGCGAGCGGATTCGTTGGGATTTACGCGATATATAACCCGACCACTGGCGTATCCGCGCTCCTGGCTGTAAACGCAACCGCAGGAGTCGTGCCAGAAGTTTATGGCGGCGCAAATATGCCCGCTGGCTACACTGCATCTGCATTGGTCAGTGTTTGGGGGACGTCATCATCCCTGCTAAAAATAGGCTCCCAATCAGACCGCCGCGTTGACACTGTGAATAGCACTGTGCTCTCTTCCACTACTCCTAGCACAACGCCAGCAGCGCTATCGGTGTCCGCCGTAGTGCCCCCTAACGCAAAAATCGCACGCACAGCATGGTCTTGCGTCCAAGGCACAGCAGGAATCGGTGTGTCCCTGGTAGTGGCGTCTTCTAGCTCTAATATCGGAGCAATTGGCGTGTCTTCTGCCAATACTTCTGGCACGGGTCAGGGGAGCATTGTTGCAGAGATACAAATGGTAGCGCCGCAAACTATCTACTACTTCAATGCAAGTACCGCAGCTACAACCAACAGCATTACCATTGTGGGTTATATTTTCTGAGGTGTTATATGTACGTACAATTTTCTGATGATCAGCATACTACAATACGGTCCGTGTTCGCCGGACCCCAGGACCAAGAAGTTTATCCTAATCAAGGTGAAGTGAGTGACGACGACGCGCGATATTTGGCGTTCATTGCCAGCACTCTCCCTCCCGCGCTTGATCAATCAGATATTGCCGCCGCTCAACGCGACGCTCTTCTAGCCTTTGCCGCTATCCGCATAGCTCCTTTGCAAGATGCTATTGACCTCGATGAAGCTACAGCCGAAGAAATTGCCGGTCTCAAGGAATGGAAGCAGTACCGCATAGCGCTGAATCGACTTGATCTTACGACCAATATTGTTGATTGGCCGTTAGCCCCTAAGTAACCAATCACTTTGAAAGTGCATGCCGATCGGTTGCTTCTGATCGCTTTCGAAATGTATGTGTTACTGTCATAACAAACCTACCACTGGCTGTCCTGTAGATATTGCTGGGCACACCAATTCTTTAGTTCATCCTCCAGCCTTTCGTCCATGTAAGTTCCATTCTTGTTTTTTGATGTGTCTGGCCTCGGATTTCTGTATTTCAGTACCTCGGCTTCAAAGTCGTTACGATAGATGCTCTCTATCGTTTTAACCGCAAACAGATGTTTAAAAAACTTCCGCAGCATTAGATTTCTCCTGTCTCAATTCGTAAGTCCATATAAGGCATATGTGCGTGGTAGTTAGGTATTAAACCTAGCATAGTTAACCAGTGCCTGTTTCTTAATGAGAATATATTATGACACCAAGTGATAAAGATCGCGACATCCTCGCGCGCACGCTGTACGGAGAGGCCAGGGGTGAAGGTTTCGCCGGCCAGGTGGCCGTGGCCTGCGTGATCCGCAACCGCGTGAACGATGGCAAGGACCGTTCGTGGTGGGGCGAAGGCTACGCCGTGGTTTGCCTGAAGCCATACCAGTTCAGTTGCTGGAACAAGAACGACCCGAACTATCCCTACCTGAGCGGTGCCAAGGAGATTCCGCCGAAGCAGTTCGCCCAGGCGCAGCGGGCGGCGGATCTGGTGATCTCCGGAGCCGAGCCTGACATCACCAAAGGCGCGACCCACTACTACGCGACCACGATGCCGAAGCCTCCGGCGTGGGCTAAGGGCGCAACTGAGACATTCCGCCTCGGGCACCACATTTTCTTCAAGGACGTGCCATGAGTCCCCCAAGCCTGAAGCTCCTGATCGCAGGTGTGGTTGTGGCGTTGATCTTGGCGATTAGCGCGACCTGGCAGGTGCAGAACTGGCGGTACAGCGGTCGACTGGCAGAACAGGCCAACGCCCATCTATCCGACCTGGCCAAGATCGGCAGTGCGGCAGCGGACCAGGTCAAGGCCGAGCAGGGCAAGCGCCTGGCCCTGGAACAGCGGCTGACCGCCAACGACCAAACCCACCACAAGGAACTGAGCGATGTCCAACGCAATCAAGATCGTCTGCGCGATCGCCTTGCCACTGCTGATGTCCGGCTGTCAGTCCTCCTTGCCGAGGATCCAGCCAGTGGCTGCGCAGTGCCTGCCACCGCCGGCGCCGGCGGCTTGGTTCATGGAAGACCAAGAGCCCAACTTGACCCAGCGCATGCTCAAAGAATTATCGCCATCACCGACGCCGGCGACCGGGGATTGATCGCGCTGCGGGCGTGCCAGGCCTACGTCAGGTCATTGGGTCAGTAACGTTCGGCAAATAGCCGTTGATCGGCGCCAGTTGAACGCGGGCATGTCGGTTATCGATACTGTGCTTTTGTCCAGTATCGAGACCAGCATGAAGTTTTTGATCGTCCCGCGCCGGGTGCTCGGCGTAGCCATTCCCAAAGAACAGTTGAGAGACGTTCAGCCTGTGAGTGGCGATATCGTCATCAGCGAGTGCCACAACGAAGACCTGGGCCGATCGTCTGTCAGCGCCCAGGTTTACAAGACCAACTCAGGTCCGGACATCCTCCCGCCACTGCTTGACGTACGGATCACGGGCATGGCACAGAACGGTATGAGCCTGAGCGGGGTTGAGAAGGTCGGCGATGCGTTTTATGCGCAGTCTTGGTGGTGCAGGGTGGAATAGGGGATTGTGTTCGTTCGGCAGGACGCCGGAGGAGGGGGTGCCAAAAAGGCTTAGTGACTTTCCGAGTGACTTTGTAAAACGCGGTTGCGCACAGTTGGGCATCGTTGCAGCGAGCGCCAGGCGCGAAGCCTCTGGTTTGGCGGGCTGTAGGTCAGTCCGCTTGCATGGGGTGCTAGGGGTCGAGTGTTCGAATCACTCCGTCCCGACCATATTTTTCAATGACTTAGCCCAACTTTTACGAGTTGGGCTTTTTCATGGGCGTGACTTTTACGGGACTCCGTCCCGGCTCCTCAGCCGGGCTTTTATTTTCCGCGGTAGACCTCATTTCCCCCCAGTCACATCAAGAAACGTCCCCGTCACAAACGATGCCTCCCCACTCGCCAGCCATAGAATGGCCCGCGCCACTTCCTCCGGTTGGCCGCCACGCCCCATCGGGATGGAGTCCTTGACGCGATCGACCCGTCCCGGCTCGCCGCCGCTGGCGTGCATGTCGGTGTAG